CGAGAACCTGGCGAGCATTATCTTACCGGCAACCTCCATCCCGTCGCCGATCATGTTCTGGATCTGTGAAATCTCACCTTGCGCTGTAAGCGTGAGGGCACGGGCAGAGCCGCCGAACTCTGTTTCAAGTTCCTTGAGAATTAACCGTTGCGCATCCGCTACGTTGCCGGTGTCTACCAGCGACTGAATTACTTCTTTCTGGCTTTCGGTGAATGTTACGCCAGCACGTTGAAGCGCGGACAGTCCCTCTACCGGATCGTTCAATGCCTTGCCGACCTGTATCGCTTGGCTTTTCAAGTCAGTCCCGAGGGCTGTCGCCATATCCAGAACGACCTCTATCGTGTCAGGTAAAACCTCTTTGCCGATTTGTTTAAATGTGAGCAGGATATTTTCAGCGGCGATAATTGTCTCATCACCATAAGTAGTGACTTTCTGAAGTTCCGCTGCAAGCAGTTTCATATCATCAGCAGTCACCCCTGCTGCATGACCCGTTGACTCCAATACCGCCGCAAGCTGAACCTCGGCCCGTTCCTGTTCATTTGCCGCCTCAACCGCTTTCCAAGCGATCCCGGTAGCCGCCGCAGTAGCCGCGCCGATAGCCGCAAACGCCGCGACGCCCGCCGTTTTCATTGAACCGAACGACCCCGATATGCCTCTCGACGCCTTTTTGAAGTCGCTGTCAATCTCTTTCGATGACCGTTCAGCCTGACGCTCTAAGTCCTTGAGGTCGCCTTTGCCATCACGAACGCCCGGCTTGAGCCGGTTGAGCATTTTCATCGTGATAGTCACGTCTTTTGTCACGTCGCCAAACGGCACCGGTTATCTCCTATATTTGATCCGCTCCATTTCGATCCTGTGCATTTCGTCCGCTTCCTCCTGCACGATGTCGAGGCAATACAGTTCGAACGGACTCTGGTCGTGTATTCCACCCTGGAACGGTAGAGCATTCCACCGCTTCACCCTGGCGTATAATTTCATCATCCGAAACATCCACGGCCTGAGATTTCGGAACGGGCAGATTTCGCATAATTCTGGCCCATCGAGACACTTGTTGCAGAGGACTACTTGCCCGCCGGATTTCGAACCCTCTAACCATTCTCGGGCGATTTCTCGAAATTTTCGGCATCCTCCGGTTCCTCGCCGCCGCTTATTGCTCGGACATTCTCAAGTAGTAATCCGGTTACGGACGAATGGAACATTTTATACACTTCGAGCGTCAACTGTTTGGCTGGCTTACCGTTCAGGGACAGCCCATCGATACCAACGGTTGAATCCATAATCCGCATGCGGTTCAGTTTCCAGCCGTTCGTTTTGATGTCTGGCACCTCCCCGGGCGTGCCGTCCTTTTTGGTTATTACCTTTCTACCGATAGTTGTGCACTGTTCGGTAATGATTTCAAGGTCGTAAGATGATAGCTTCCGCAGGTGAAATGTAATTGACACCTCCGAACCTTCCTTGACCTCGACGAGTTTAGAGCTTGGGTCCACCGGTATTGATACCGACTTCTCAATCAGCTCGTGTGCTGCGGTTTGAATATTTAGGTCGCCCATTAAAAACCTCCGATTATGTGGTTATGTCAGCCACTTTGTTGTATGTCGATGCCGTGCATAAGTCGTTCGTTCCGTCATACACAGCCTCGTACGTCATAGTGTATACACCTTTCTCCCTGCTCGGCCCGGCACCCGGTAACGGTAGCCCGGCGATTTTCACCTTCTGGACAAGGAACTTGATTTCCTTTTGGTCGGCGGTTTTGAGCAGTTCGATTTTCATGGTCTTGTAAGTGTCGGCAAGAAAGTCCTGGTAATCATCCGATGACGCGAACGCCTTGTCAATCTCGCCGGTGACGGTGACAATGCCCTCACTGATATCGCTCATGTCGCCGGTGCCGTCCGCTTCCTCCGACTCGACAACATTGCCGTTCGAATAGTTGAACGTAATCCGACGCACTGCGGTATCCTCTGACGTGGCTTCGGAACCGTCGCTGTAATCCTCAAGGAATACGGACAGATCTTTGAACACATACGGATCCTCATCATTGTATGACGTGCTGAGTCCTGAATATGTGGTCGAATCCCTCGACAGGCAGTGCCCTGTAACGCCGATAGATACCGGTGCGCCTGTTCGCGGTGCGAGCTCCAGAGAAAACGCATCAATTTTGCCGTCTACGTATCGCTCGGTGTAGTCCGTTCCGGCACCGCCGAGGTCAACGCCACGGTCAACCTCGAAGCTGAACCACGGTAACGCACTCGCCGGATCCTCCGGTGTCAGGTCGTGAGTGTAGTAATCAGACACCGGCCCCGACGTTGCCACGTCACCGAACAGCCCATAAATCAGGCGGTCAACCGCGCCAACGGATTCGCCAGGCTTCAGCACCATTTTGAAATCGAAGCCATAGTCATAGCCCTCGGTTGCAAGGCTCCGGGTCTGGAACCGCGTGCCGTCCGCGACTTCCTCGCGTGCCAGTGATGGCGTGATCGTAACATTGCCCTCCAGTAGCGGAACGAAGTATGCCGAGGCGACCCCCGTCCCTTTTGCGGCCTGGAAGTCAAAGCCGAATTTCGTGTCCTTTGGATAATGGGTCATCCTAAACTCCCTCGTTCAATCTCCGCGTAACCGCGAAGCTCCATAGTCGCCCCGTAATGGGGTGTGTCATTGAATATCATCGAATATCCACCGCCGATAAACCGGGTGGATACGACTTCCGAATCGTATACTTCACTACCCGGATCGCCTTCATCCGTCCAGCCGGGATTACCTTCGTATACTTCCTCGGCGGCGAGTATCAGCTCGTCAAGCCCTTCAAGCCTTTCCTCAAGGTCAAGTCGTGCAACAACCAGATGCCAGTGAATAATGAACTCTACCTGCCAGAAACCGGTATCGAGTAATCGAAGGTTCCGCGATATCGGCTGAACTACGATACAAGGATATCCGGTAGTCTGTGGCATGTTGACTTTATGCACCTGCGTTCCGGCTGGCGTGTTGTTCAGCAGGGATGCGATCATCCGTTTCATTACCGATTCCATCAGATACCCTTTCCGACCAAGTAATCGGCGAGCGCCTTCGCAATCAAGTCAATATCACGGCTCTGCCACATCGCAAACGGGCGGGCTGGTATTTTACGCGCCGGGGCACCTTCCTGGTGTGTTCTGGCGTAGTCCTTCGTGGTGCCGATTCTAACGACCGACTCATCGCGGCCCAGCCGGATGCCGGTATTGCTGTCGGAATGCTGCACTTCGAACGACCGCATAAGCTCACCGGTATCTATCAATACCCGATGCCCGAGCCGCCCGGTTTTCTTGCCCTCGCGCCGTTGGGCCTTTGTCGATTCTGCGAGGTCGTCCCACGTTCCAGTTGAACCGCCGACACGACCGCCAGCCCTGAAGTTCCGCTGTATACTCGCAACGCCCCGGTCCATTATGAACGACGCCACCGGACCCGGCATTTCACCGCGCACGACTATCTTGTCGAGCAGTTCGAACACATCATGCCAGTTTATCGGGGTTTCGTATGCCATCATTTACCCCAAGTCGTTTCGTCGCCCAGCCCGAAATGCGATTTACCCTCGCCCTCTGCCGGTGAGATACCGACCGCGGAATTGTCCCGGCTGGTTTTCGTGGAGTCCTGCGGTGTATGCGTCACCATAGTCGGGTCACGTATGATATCGTCAAGTTTCTCCTGAGCGATTTTCCTATATGCCTTGGCCTGTGCACTCGCCTGGTTGCCCCGAACGTAGACCATCAGACACCACGCCGCAGTGAACAGTGATGATATCGTGATGATAATCTCGTCGGGCGATTCTATCGGCACGCTGAATATCTTTTTCAGATACGGATTAACCTCTGTCCCTTCCACCCGCGTGATCAGGTCGTCAATGGTGTCGTTGTCCGGGTTGTCGGTTGATGCCTGTGGCACCAGCTCCCGAACTCTTGCGCTTGTCGTGTATGGCACGGCCTACCTCGCCCCAGTTCGGAGCGCCGGGAAGGAAGCAACCAAAACCCGACGCTCCAGGTCTGGGCGACCTTTTACGTTTTCACTCTCAGGACGTAAATCCCCTCAACCCGTTCCGGCGCGTAGAAGATATTATCCTCTACCGACAGAATTTTCGCGGGCGGATTCTTTTCTGTGTACGCCTGAGCATACTCGCCGTGGACACCGTTTGCATCGGGATCGACGCAGGGTGCCATGATTTTCTGCCCCAGCGGGCTACCCTTGGCCACGAAGATGATGAATTCATCATTTGCAACATCGCCGTTGATATACCGCCTGAACGTACCGCTGGCGTTCTTCCAGCCCTGATCCACGATGTTCCAGTTGACCCCTTGGAACTTGGGGATTTCACCGGTAATCGCGTACTTGTCTTTCATCGAGGCGAAACCTTCGATGGCAGTCTGCAAGAGTTCGTTCTGCATGATCAGGGGCGGCACATTGCTCGTCATGTAGGCATCGACTTCGCCCACGTCAGAGTTCTGTGCAATGGTTTGTTTAGCCGTGGTGATATCTTCCAGCACGGTAGCGGTTGCCACGGTATCCCACATGGTTCCCGCGTCATTACTGAAGTTGCCGGAATAGTCACTGTTGACGTCGAAGTTCAGGTCAACACTCACATCGTCGATAGTCGCCACGACCTTACCGGTCCGCAGACCTTCCCACAGGGAGATAGCTTTTCTGCGTGCGATTTTCTTCTTCAACGATTCGAGATGTTTCACGAACCAGTATCGAGCGTCATTCTGTTCGCGGCTATTAGGCGATGAAGCCCAAGCCCAGTACTTGCCAGGGACGGGCATCCGCTCCCGAAGATGAGGGATTGTCACGACATATCTCGCCTGCTGCGTTACGTCGTTCTCACCTGCCGGGGTAGTAGTCAGCCGATACGAGGCGGCCGTCTGGTCGTCGGGTATTGCACCATACTCGTATTCGTTCGAGGATGTTTTCTGCTCTTTGAACAGACCTTCCCCGGGAATAGGTGCGAGCGTGATTCGATTAACGACCTCGGTCAGTACCGAGGCTTTGAGTATGCTATTCTTAGCCATTTTCGGTACCTCCGTTAGTCCCAATCAATGATGGCATCACCTGAGCCGCCTTTCGCAAGGTCAGCTTTACCGGATACGCCGATTGCAGTCCCGTCCTCGTCGAACACTTTCGATGAGTCCAGATTCCCTAGCCATATAACCGTTGCCGGTACGTCTGCGGCTGTCGCGGCTGCATCTCCCGACTTGGTGTCAACCTCGTCGTAAAGAACGTAGCGAGCAACCTCGGTACCATCGGCACCGTTCGGGTCGTATCCGGTATAGGTATCTTCGGCTGTGATTATCCCCAACGCGAGGCCGGGGCTGAGTATGTTTTCTTCGCCTACGTTACGGGCGTCCTCGGCGGTGCTGTCGATGGTCACTGTTTTGAGCATCGGAGTACCAGCCTTGACCGGGTTCACGTGGCGAGTCTGGTCATGGATCACATTTTGGGCGTTCGCCATTACTCGCCTCCTTCGTCAGTGTCAATCCCGTAGGTTTTCAGCATGGCATCGGCTTCGGCTTTGTCCTGTAACGCTTCCGTTTTCGGACTGTCATCGCCGTCGTCGTTCGCCTTTTCGTTGAACGTCATCACGGCACCGAGGCCGGATAGCCAGTTCATAAAAGCCTTGCGGGGTGACTTGGTTTTCTTGTCGTCGCCGAGATTGAATGTATGCTCACCGTCCGCGATGGGTACGGAAGCAATCAGCTCCGGCAGGTCGTCAGCATGTGAGGGCGGCACTTTGGGCTTGTCACCGTCCGTCATGGTTTTGCAGAAAGCCTTGATATCGCGCTGTTCTGCCTCCATCTGGAACCGGGCAAGTTCCTCCTCTGCCGCCTTACGTGCGTCGGCCTCTGCCTTTGCCTTGTCCTGCTCGGCCTGAATATCAGCCTGGAGTTGAGCATTGTCACTCTCCAGCGCCTTGAGTTTTTCGTCCATTTCAGGCTCCTTGTTTTCTGGTTCCTGTTCCTCGGCGTCAATATCCCACGTCATAACCTCGATCCCATCCTGCTCGGTGCCGAATAGCTTGAGCAGGTCCGAACTTGTGCTGACGGCGGGCGTTTCCGCGCCGAGTAGTGCTACATGAGTAAGCACTTTCGAATACTTCTTTTTACCAATCTTAACGTTTTGCATGTAGCCGATTGACACGCGCCGGTATAGCCCGGCCTCAATCCAGTCGTGGATTTTCTCTGGTATCTTCGTGAAATCGGCCCATATCGCTTTCGATTTGACCTTGAGTTTCTCAACCCATCCGACAGCCGGGTCGCCGCTGTTGATTTTCGCGGAACCCTTTTTGTCGTGGCCGAGCCATAGAGCAACGGTATGCCCCTGATTCTTAATCGCGTCATTTGTATTTTCGACGATGGCGGTGAGCGTTTTTTCCGAGTGCCGCTTATCGTTCCAAGTGCCGGTATCGAAAATTTTCACACCGCCGATATCCTTCGTTTTGATTTTCGCGTAGTAGTCCGCGCCGTAGTTCTTCGCCTCCTCGAACACGGTAAACTCGATACTGTTTTTCGATAGCCATTCCCGGGACTCGTCCGGCGAGAATTCGTCCGAGGGGAATCGGTACTCCTGATCGACGAGCTTACCTTTCGGCTCGGTTTTCAGCGGGCCACCGACGACAACGATACGCTCATCGGTCGTGCGGATAACGGACAGCTTAACGAACCCCATCGGATCCGCTACTCTCGCGCTGTGATGGTTAGGGTATGGCATCGTTATCTCCTTATTAACTGCTTTATGTCTTGTATGTTCGAGTCAATGTTTTTAATGCTTTCCTTGATAACCGCAATATCCTTTTGGGTGATATCAACCTCGTTATCAAGACTCCTCACGTCTATTTTAATCTCCCTTATCTCGTCAACATTTGCATTAACCTGACTTTTTAGCACTGCGGCACCCGTGATGATACCAACCACCAAAACCGTTATTGTAAGCCAATCACCTAGTTTCAAACTGCCCCATCTTTGTGCCTTACGTTCCGGCATTACGTCCGCGCTCCTTCCGGGCCTCGGAACCCTTTCGGTATATCCGCTTTGGGCGGCAACTGGTCTTTCGGTGTCACGTCGAACGGCTCGTGCCGTGTCATGGTGATAAGCTGTGACCTGCAATTATGGTGATTTTGAGGGCGATAATTCTCAAGGTCAGGATCGCCGCGCTTGAAAAACTTACCGTCCAGTGATTCGCACAGGTCGGTCACTCTGCCGTCGAGCACTGCCACGTATTCATACCCGGCGAGGAACTGATCCAGCTCTGGCGACTCAGTGAACGCCCACCGGCCATCATTGAATGATTTCGCCATCGCATTACGGGTGATGGTTTCCAGTCGGTAAGGTGATATCACGTCCTCGGCGACCTCCAGCCCAACGAACGGCGCGAATGATTCTCGCAGTTTCAGCGTGGTTTCCTCAACGCTTAGGCCGTCGCTGATACCCTCCATCAATACCAGTTTAGCTTGCTTCACCACATCGACCGCGAGAACGTCCGCTATCAGGAACGCCCGCCGGTGTATGTCCCACGAGATGTCCTTTACCTCGTCCCAGGTCATCGGCACGCGGGCCTTGATAGCGGCCAATGCGTCCTTCGCTACCGGAGGAACGTCCTTTTTCGCGTATACCTCGGTTTTCGTTTCGGCCATCATGGTGAACTTGAGCTGTTCGCCTATACCGCGCTCGGTTTCCTTGTGCGCATGCGTCAGGCCGTTCGCCCAGCTCTGATTCATCTCGCGACTGAACACGTCACGGAGCTGGTTGACCTTTTTGATTTCGAGTTTGGCGACCCGCTGCTGGTTCTTCGACTTGAGCAGGTCGGGCACCATCTTTTCGATACGCTTCAGCTCGGATTCGAGTACCTTCGTCACGCCGTCGAAAGTGTTCTGCTCGCCGGTGTCCAGGTCGAACCGCATGCCGCCGATATCGTACTTGACAACCTCGCCGCTGACCCCGGAATCAAGCCCGTACGCTTCCGCGCTACGAATGAACTCCGGTTCCTCCCATTCGGGATAGTCCATAACCTGACGTATCCACGCTTCAGTTGGATCGAGCACGCCAGCAACTATCATCCTGGTTATCTCGTCAACGGTTCCCTTACGGTCCTTAGCTTGGCGGTCGTTCCATACAAACTGAGGCGGTTTCGGGTCGGCGAAGTTGAACGCCACCAGCCGCCTGATGAGCTGTTCGGTGTATACCGTTTCCGCAAGCTCGTCACCGGTGGCCGATGTGGTCAAGTGGAATATATCGAGATGGTCGTCACCCAGTGCACGACTGCCCCGGTCGCCTTCCTCGATGAGCAGTGACGGGATAAGCAGTCCCCTGGCAATAGCGCGGTCGTGATATTTCACCGCGTCGAGGTATGACGCCTTGCCGGTTCGGGTCGCTTCCAGTAGTTCGTGCTTCCAGCCCTTCGGTAATACGACCGCCTTAGAGAACGCTATCTGTTCAAGGACGGCGAGTATCTTATCCTGCTCAGGCTTACCGGTGCCCGGTTCATATTCGCCCACCATCGTCGGTGCGCCGAACTTCTCAAGAAATACGTTCCAGAACCGGATAAGTATATCCTTCGCGTACCAGTTCCGATACACGGCCCGGAGGTCAGAATCGCCATAGTGCCGGTTGCTTTCCTCGCCGTACGTCCAAATAATGAAGTCCTCGGGCTTGAGCGGTATGTCATTCCCGAAGCTGGTGGTCTGCTTGAGCTTGGTCAGGTTGCCATGTTTGTCCGACACGAACCCGAACGTTTCGGCGGGTCTGAGTTTGATAGCTTTCAGGCCCCATTTACCCGCCCAGTCGCCCGCGATAATCGGCTCGTATACCGGCTCCTGAATGCTGTATCCGTACGCTATCGCGGAAAGCGAGTCCATGAACATGCGCATAATCGAGCCGGGCATCCGCGTGAACACGTCCTCCGTGAACTCGACCTGTCGCTCAGCCTCGGGCGTATCGTCGAACGGGTCGAGCCTCCAGCCGGGCGCGGGGATAGCGAGCTTTTTCAGTTTCAGGCATGCTTTTACCTGGTCGTCACGTTTGGCCATATCGCGGTATGTCGATATCTCGATGTCATCGGGATTGTAGTCGGGCGTCCCGGCCAGCCATGCACTCAGTTCGGTATCGACCGCCGCAAGGGCCTGTTCGCCCTGGGGAGGCTTCACGGTTTGCGTGCCGTTGCCGCCCTGTTCCTCATATATCATCATGGGTGTTTTCATCAAGCTACCCTTACGCTCTCGGTTACGCCCGCTGTCTGAGGCATATCAGTATCACCAACCATCGGCGGTATCAAGTCCATCGTTATGTATCGCGTCTCGTCCGCTTCGTGGTCGTGCTGTTTCAATGGCTTATCCTGACCCCGCCGTTGTGCCGCTGGATCCCATGAGTAGGCCGACAGTGACAACGCCGTATTCGGACAGCCCTCAGTGATAACCAGCCGCCCGGAGCCGAGCATTTCGGCAGTGTGCCGTATGCCCGCGAGAACGTCGTTGTCTCCATCACGCACCATGTAACCGCGTAATCGAAGCTCTACCTTGAGGCTCGCCGCTGACGGGTCACAGACTATGTAATCAAGTGGACGTCGTCCGAGCCAAGCGGTAAAGTCGTCGGCGTACTGGCTATCTGTTTTTTGTCGTCCGGTTTCCTGGCTGTCCCATCGCCATTCGTCGAGCTTATAGACTCGTCCTTCATGTCGTCGGTAGTATCCATAAACGCACGGGTTTGATGTTCCGTAATCGATGCCAGCAACGCTTCTATCTCCCGTATCGGGCGCATCAGCCGCCGGTAATAGTTCCGTAGGGTCGAACATATCATAAATCACGCCCTCCGCTGCTACCCATAACCCTTGACCGTATCGCTTGAAAAACAGGCCCTTGAGCCGTGACAGAATATCGGCCCGCTGTTCGTCGCTCAGAGACGGGTTGTCGAGTAGTCCGAACGTCGCGCAATACGTATCGTCACGGGACTGACTGATATACTCGCGGTTCAGCCAGTGATACGGCGAGCCGGGGTTCGTGGTACCGAAGAACCGGCCCCGCGTCCTGCCGATAGCCTGTGACGCCGCGCTTTCGGGTATCTCTGTCAGCTCATCAGCGTATCCATCAGCAAACGTTTTACCCAGGATTTTTGTGTACTCGGATTCCTTGTCAGCGCCTACATACCACGCCCGGCGTTCGCCGATGTGGAGGTAACTCAATCCGTCCTCACGTCGTATCCGGGCCAATGCGCCCGCCATCTTGAGTATCGGGTTAATGACGTTCTGTCGTACCGTGCCAAGCGTTCGCCCGACGATAATCGAATCGCCGTCAGGTATCGGGCCGAGTGCGCCAAGCTGCCGGTCAATCCATATCTGGTTCGTGATGTACGTCTTGCCGCTGGTCATGCTGCCGGACAGGATATTAATTTTACGGTGCGCCCGGTGGTATACCTGCTTCTGCTTCAAGCTGAAATATGGTTGTGTGTTACTTTTCGCCATCGTCCAATTTCAGTGCATTGTGGACCGCGTTAATCCTGTCCACCGCTTCCTTCAACGCCTCAGTATCGTGCCGCTTGTCGTCCTGCACGTAGCCGCGATCCTTCGCCTGGGTCTTGAGAAAGAATATGATACTCGCGTCCTTGCCCGCTTTCATATTCTTGATCAGCATCGCCTCGCCGAAGTCCTTGCGGGACTCCTTCGCTTCCGCGTAAGCGTCCTTGCAACAGGCGTACTTTACCGTGTATCGGTGGATCGTGCGGTATGAACATCCAAGCTCCTTCGCCACGTACGATAGGAAGCCCTTGTGTTTCTTTATGAGCTTGGCAACTTCCTTCGTGTTTAGCGTCGGTTTCGACATTCATTCATTGCGCCTTTTTATTTGTTGACATCAAGACAGCCTTTTCACCAGTGAACTGCTCCCAGCGGTTGACTATTACATCGCAATAGTGCGGGTCGATTTCCATGCCGTAACAGCGGCGGCCCGTTTTCTCGCAAGCGATGAGGGTTGAGCCGCCACCTGCAAATAAATCAACGCTAACGCCCTTTTGTGGTGTTAGCGGCGTCACGAGCGCGACTAACAATGCAACTGGCTTCTCGACCGGGTGCTCCCTGTCCTTTGAAAGCGTTGCCGCATAGCTCAGCACGTCAGCATGTAGATCACCATCGGGCTTAAAGTAATGCCCTTCATTTCTGCCCCATATTATCAACTCGTGTTGGTTTCTGAATATACGCCCTAAACCAACGCGGGTTTTATCCCACACAAGGCTCTTCGTCTTGTCGTAGCGTGAAAACATTACCGGATAGAACACTGCGTAACTGTCATGGTTACAGAAAACGATGCTATGCCCTTCGCTTTTTAGATATGGCATAAATGCATTGTGAACCTGTTCCCAAAAACCTGACAGGGTGCTTAAATCTGCAAACTTGCGCTGATGCTTGACCCGCGATTGATAGTGTGCCGCTGGTGTGAAAAACGGGGGATCGGTAACTATCGAATCCGCCTTCTCCCCATCCATCAACCGCTCAACATCCTCGCCCTTCGTCGCGTCGCCGCACAGTAACCGATGCTCGCCGAGTGTCCACAAGTTGCCCAGCTTCGTAATCGCTTCCTCGGGTTCCGGCACGTCGTCATCATCGATCAGCCCTTCGCGTTCCGGTGTCGGTAGCTCGAACCCCTCAAACATGCCCTCGATATCAACACCCGCCTCGATGTCCTTGACTATCTGGTCAACGTCCCATTCGAGATCAACCTCCGCTATCCGATTATCGGCATACGCCAGCCGCCTGGCCCGCCCGTCGCCGTCCTCCAGGTCGAGATCATCACGCTGGACAGCCACAAGCTGGTTGCCTGTCGTGCGCACGATCACCACGTCATCGATGCCGACCTCACGCGCTCCCTCGACGGTCTTATTACCGGCAATAATCCGGCCTTCCTTGTCGAGCAATATCGAACGGCCAGCACCGAAGTCTGCCAGCGATTGCTTTAGCAGCTCGCGCCCACGGTCAGTGCCGAGGTTGGCGTTATCCGCATCCGGTATCAGCTCGTCTATTTTGCGCTTGTCACTCATCAAACGTGTATCCGTGCATTCTGATTTCCCTGCCGAACGCGCCCTCGATCACGCCTCGATGCTCCGGCGGGTAAAACCGGCTGTAATGGCCCTTATCCTCACGGCTCAGCGATAGCGCCCATACATTGAGCGCACCAGCGAACGGTATCCCCAGGCTCTTGAACACACGAGTCAGATCCGCGTTGATCGTTTCGTACCGTAGCACCTCATCGACTATCGGTGCGCCCGTGCCGTTAGTATAGAACTGCATATTATGTGGGAAATGTCCGCGCCGTATGTACTCGCCGAACGTGTCCGGCCCGCCGTGGTGTGCACGATCATGGAAGAAGTGAGATACCGTCTTATCCCACGGGTTACGCTCGACGCAGAAAGTAAGATACTCGGCCCAGGTATCCGATCCTACCCTCGCCCGCACCTGCTCGGCCGTCATGTGTTGCTCATAGCCGTCGCCATTGCGGGGTTCGTGTTCGCCAGCCGCAGGGTTTACCGGCGTAAGGATATCGTCAGGCCCGCAGAACTGCGCAAGGTACATCTCAATAGACGTACCCGCTGTCTTGAACGTCTTGATGAATATGAACTGGTGTTTATGCGAGATTATCATCGGCTCACCGCCATGCTGTAGAATATTCTACACTTTTAATCGGGGTGTGTCAAGTGCTGTCTCGGGTGTGACAGAGGGTTCACGGTATGAGTAATGCAGAAATTAAAAGTTAAACCCTACTTAAACGCACCTAACTCATTAGGCTGTCAGAGATAACAAGGATATATTTACTTTTTACTTTTATATGCAGAAGTATGTACATGAGGGTGTATATAAAAGCCCTATATAAAAAGAGTTGCGGATCGAAAGTAAAAGTAAACTTTTGGGGTTAATCGCTTATGACACTAGAGGTTGCGCCATTTTGGGAAATTAAACGGAAATTAAACTTTTAAAAGGGCAGGGCCTTTTCGTCGTCCCATTCGTTCTCGGCTGGCGGTTCTGGCACTACCGCAACGATTGGTTTCAGATCAATACCGCGATGAATCGCTGCGTTTCGATATCCTCGGTCTGATTCATAATCGCGTTCTCTCAGCTCATTGGCAAAGGTGTTTTTACCCATCGGAAAATTATCCCACTCGTCCTCGTACCATTGTTTGAATCGAGCGTATATGTCCGACAGGGTGACCGATAAGCCCTCGCCGGTTACGCAATGCAGCGCGATAAACTCGCCCACCTTATCCTGATTCGCTTGGTAGTCAGCGGTCGCCTTGATCACTTCCATCGGCGGATCGAGCCCGCGTTCGCACCATGCCGCGTATCCCTCAATCAACCAATTCAATATTCCCGAATATTCCCTTTCCAGTTTCCACATCAGCGTTTCAAAATTCTCCTGTTTTTCCTTCGGAATTTTCGCTGTAAAAGGGATTACTCTCAACCTTCGCCACATGCCATGCGTGGCCTCTGGGACCGGCATCTGGGTATTCGCAGCGAACCATACTTTGAAATATGGATCGAACTCAAACGGCTTTTCATAAATATTCTTTGCGACCATTGTATCGCCGCCCGTCATTGATTTAATAGTCTCGGCGTCGAGGGGCTCACCTTTCTTCATCTCTGTAGTAATCACAAGGCGCTTCCCTCGTAGGCGGGCGAGATCCTCACGTATGGAACGCTTGGCCCCGCGAGCATCAAAAGTCCCTGGCATTGCTTGACAAGCATACCCGCCCATTAGATTTTTAAGCGTGTTCAGAAATATGCTTTTACCGTTTGCCCCTGTGCCATAGCAGTAAAAAAGGCACTGTTCCGACATTTTTGACGAAAGGCTATAGCCTGCAGCACGATTGACGTAATCGATCAATTCCTGGCTACCATGAAATAATACGTTCAACACATCCAACCACAAAGGGCAGGTCGCTTCGAGGTTGAATTTCGCTTCCTTATGCGTAACCTGCGTCAGTAAATCTTCAGGTCGGTGCTTATCAAGGCCGCCCAAAAGTAAGTCGACAGTTCCTGATGGCGTATTGACCCTCAACGGATCATCGTCATACATATTGGATACCGTTGACATTCGACTATCCGACTGCGCCATCCACAGAATCTTCTTTATCATCGGTGCTTCTTCTGCCCGGCTCGCAGCTCTCATCAACTGATCGTAAAGTTTTCGCTCGCCCTTATCATCCGAGTCAGCATATTCCTCGGCCTCTTTTCGTATTTCTTCGCCGATGGTTTTCGCCAGCACGTGGGAATTTTGCGTCGTGTCATATATCCACCGATCACCAATCCAATACATCCATGTTTTCCAATCATGAACATACCGCAAGTGCGAACCATATAAATCGACAAACCGCTTGGAGTGACCCAAGTCATTTAGTCGGTACATCAGCCCTCCTCCGCGTGATTGCGGAGATAGTTCGCGGCATGAATAATCGCCCAACGAACCGCCTCGGATTTCGATAGTTCAGGGAACCGATCGGTTATTTCCTTTAGAGCGGCTTGTTCCTTCGGCGGCAAAGCAAGTCCGAGATTGGTCGATTCTGGTCCGGTTACGCGAGGTCGTGGTTTTGGTAACGCTGTGCTTTCCATCAGTAGTCCTTTCCGGCTTTCGCCATTTAGAGTAACTTAATCTGCAAGGCTCGTTATGTCAACGTTAATTTTATTTTACTTTTTATTTACTTTTTTGTTGACAAGCCCTGAAACCCAGTGTATATTATAGATATGAGACACAGAGAACCAACCAATTCGCATACGCTTCATTATCACGGGAAAGTAAAGTAATCACCCCCGCCTCCGGGCGGGCTGTCGTGGGGTGTGCGCCCTGCCTGTGACGAGTCCAAAAGGACGAAACAGCCCGAAGTGAGACACGAAAGGAGCAACCGATGAAAACCTTCAAGGTAACCGGACAACGGCTCAGCCCCCAGGCGCGGGCCGCAATCGAGCGAACACTCAAGGTGCATGGGGACTACGCAAATTCGTACTTCTGGAAACCGCGCCCGAATGCCGCTGGTCGTCGTCAGCGTGAAAAGGACTTTCAGGTCAGCAACTACGCGCTCGACTTGGGCGCGAACGGGCTGGTTGAAGTGACCAGCTCATACAGCGAGAGCTGTAACCACTGCTATTACGGTCTCCGAGTAGCACATCGCGGCATACAGAAGAACATCCGCACGCTGAAAAGTATACTCAGCGGGAAATTGCGAGGTGCGGCGTGACCAAACCCACCGATATCATGCAGTCGATACGCCTCCATCAGTCAACGCTGGAACGGTATCGCGAATGCCCGCAACGGTTGTTGTTTGACCTTGACGCGGACCGACGCCCGGAGTTCAGGTCAGCGGCGGCGGTGGCTGGCACAGTCGCGCACCGTATCCTTCACGGCTGGCACGAAACCGGCGAACAGATCGGGTATTCACAAACCTGGGATGCAGTCGAGCGTTCATCGAAAGTGCCGGTTCAGTACCCCGACAACGGCAAATCCCCGCTGGAGGTCGTCGCGGACTATTGCGCAGAGCTGGAGGCGTGGTTCCCGCAGTATGCTGACAGGTTCGACGTATACGAGACCATGCAGGTCGAACATCAGTGGAGCTTTGAATTTTCAACACCACGCACTATCGAGAATCCGTATGTATTCGAAGGGCGGCTTGACCTGCTGGCCCGGCTCGGCAACAGGGTAACACTACCCGACTGGAAAACCGGTAACATGAAACCCGGCGATGCGACAATGACGCGACTGCTACAGTTCCCGTTGTACGCGTGGGCCGTCGAGGAGGAGTTCGGACTGCTTATCGATTCGTTCATGTGGGTTCATGTCAAGGACTGGATACCGTACGCTCGGAACACGACTAAGGCGAAAATATCCCACAACGCCGCGTGGAACGAATGGGCCGCCGCTCAGGGTTTCGATGAGGCGAACGACGGCTCGAAGTGGAAAATACCTAGGGGCGCACTTCGCGGACCCGGTATCTATGAGTTCCCCGTAACCCGTGAATGGCTCGAATACTGGAAGAAACAGATCGTCCGTATCGCCGCCAGCATGCGCCGGGGTAACTGGTACACGGGCCAGGGCAAGTACGGCTGTGAGGGTTGCGACCATCTGAACGCATGCAGTGCGCTGTGGAGTACGACCGGCACCGGCTATTACGATAACCTGAAGGGAAGCGAGTTTTTGAATGCCTAGTATAAGCGGACGCATAGGCTTCACTTTAATTAAGCATGGGATACCATATATTTCTGTAGAAGGTAGGCTGACTAAAAACCTATCAAGGATTGAGATAATGCCGCCCTTTAAAGGAGCTGTTGAGGCGATGACCGGTTCGTGTATGAATTGAGGTGATGGATGATCCGAAAGGATAAAACAACCCTTTACGAACAACTTGAAGAACTGCGCAAGGAATGCCGAACTCTCAAGCGCCTTGTCTTAGCCGAATTCGCCAACATCAAGCCCGTCGCTAAATTTTTATCCATACTTTCAAAGGAGCAAAACCATGTCAACGAAAAAACAGACACCGCAGAATAACGCCTTACTCAAGGCGGTCGAGGAAGCGAAAAAGCGGACGTTTCTACCCGACGGGTACAAGGAACCGACGCTGCCGGGATATCTGAAGCTCGTACAGGGCGACCACCGGATCCGCATCATGCCATGCCTGAACGGTAGCCCGCACATGGTCAACGGAACCGTGACGTGGTACGAGGATGTTGAGGATGACGACCAGGGCAAGCCGCAGAAGGTGCGCCGCCCGTATCGCGCACCCGTGGGTGTAGCCGTGCCGGACGATATCAAGGCGACCGCTGACGGACGCGCCCGCGTATTCCATGCGTTTTGGGCGTACAAGGACGAGCAGATATACATACTCGAAATCACACAAAAAACGATATGGTCCGATATCCTCGCACTCATCGGGGATACCGACTGGGGCGACCCGTTCGAGTACGACATACTGATAACTAGGGACGACGCGAAAAAGCCGAACATGTACTCAGTCACACCGAAACCGAAATCACCGATACCCGACAAGGCCGTCGCTGTGATGAAAGGGTTAAGCGATATCGACCTCCGTGAGCTGTATCGTTCCGGTGACCCGTTCTCGCCTGATCGCGAATCGCCTGTCGAGGACGAGATTGAAGGACTATAACCTCACAATAAAAAGGAGCAACCAAATGTCGCAGGAAGACAAAAAAACAGAGAAACCGAAACAGGTTTCGGTGAACATCTCACCGAACACCCAGGAAGTAGTGAAGAAAGTTCAGGCAGAATTTGCCAAAAAAACCGGCGTCAAGCTATCGAAGGCCCAAGCGATAGACTTTGCGTTATCAAAGGGAGAAAAGAAGGAATGAAGAAAGGCGAATATCCGCCAGACAGATCAGTTCGGATTAGCGGGAGAGTGCTTCGCCTTCTCGATCTGCTCAAGCAGACTACGTTCGAGGAGCACGGGGTTACCTTGACCTATAAGCAGGCGCTTGAATACCTGGTTTTCAAGAAGAAAGGATAATGCTATGCCTAATCATGTAACGAACAGAATCACGGCTGACCTAGCGGTCATCGAGTTACTTCTAGGTTGCGACGACAAAGGAGAACCCCGCGTCGATTTCAACAAAATCATCCCGATGCCTGAAATAATCTCAAAAGAAAGCGCACCCGCTTACATTGAACTGATAGCACAAATTGCATTGGGGCTGATTTCTTTTAAACCACCAAAGGCACACCCGGCAGAGGAGGCGATCGACGCGGTGCTTGCAAGGCTTGAAACGAGCAATGCATATGGTATTCGGCAGATGACAGAGGGCCGAATGCCGAAAGACTTTGACGATAAGGAATTCAGCCTCTTTATCAAATATCTCCAAGCATGGAAAGCAACCGGCGGGCACATGAACTGGTACAGTTGGAGTATTAAGCGCTGGGGTACTAAGTGGAACGCCTACGGCTTCGAACGTATTGACGACAAAACAATCCGGTTCGAGACAGCATGGAGCGCGCCGCACCCGGTAATTGAAGAACTCGCCGCACGCTGTAACGGGTCAGGCATCACCCACGAATGGGCGGATGAGGATACCGGGAACAATGTCGGCCGCCGAGTATATCGCGAAAGCGAGATTGTATCAGAGGAAGAACTAACCAACACCAAAGAGGGCTATGAGCTTGCTTTCAAACTTACCGAAGCAGGGGAATACTATCGTCTGTCAGAAGATGGATCGACATATGAATACCACGAGGAAGAAGAATGATCCTGCTCTCCTGCGACCCTGAAGTCGAGCGCCCGGCGTTTGTTTTGTATGAAGTGATAGACAAATATACCCGTCTGCATAAAGTATGGCGCACCGGCAACCTGTCAGCGATAAAACGCAAGGGTTGGTGGGATGAACAGCAGCTATTTCTCCGGTCGCTGAGCCGTGCGAATGACTTCTGTATATTTGTATGTGAAGGTCAGTACATCGCCAAGCGTGATATCGAGTCCGACACCAAAACGGCGCAGGACAATATACGCGCTGTGATGGCGCTCATCAGGATGCACGGCAAATTACAGCTCGCCGCTCAACTGGCTGGCTGGTCGTATCTGCCCGAGGGCGTCAACCCTATGGACTGGATGCCGAGCATTACCGGCATACCGCTGTACCGTGGGAGCAAGGCGATACAGGCGAAAAGCCTACAGATAGCGAACGCCCTGGCCCGCTCGTTCGGGCATCAGGAGAGAATCACCGATCACAATATCGCGGCGGCGGTCTGCATAGGCACGTACGCCATTGAACGAATAACCACAGACCCCGGAACAGGCTCCGATACCTACCTGGGAAAGCTCCTTCCCAAACCGAACGTGTCTCATAACACCAAACGTCGGAGTGCTGCCGGGGTCGTTGAAAAGGAGAACCACGAATGAAATACCCTACAGGAACAACGAAAAAACTGCTTAACACTGGCACAGGCAAGGCCGCGATTGCGTCAATACTCGGCGGCGTAGCACAAGCGATAGTCACTCAGGGCACAAGCGGCTGGGAGTTGATAGCCATCGGCGTGATCGGACTGTTCGGACGCCGGTCGCAGTTACCGAAGCGGAACCGGAACTCGAAGCCGAAACCCAAACCGACGGTGGTAGCGTGATGGAATTCAAAATCTGCGGCTGTGATTACACGAACGACGACTGCCGGATCGGGGTATCGGATCGGTTCCACATGATCGAGCACGGAATCGAATGCACGAATGCCAGCGAGGAATGCTACCTTACCGTGCCCGATCTGAGCGAATACGAGGAATACGCGCACGACATACCCGAAAAGGATATCCAGGCTGTTATTAACGGCGTCATGCATCACCCGGAGCTTATGGACGATCCTGACTTCAGGGCTATCGTGCTGGCGAACGACAAGGAAATCCGGCACCGTGGCATGACGGATTTTCTCAGCCCTGGCGAGATACCGCACTACGACAAGGCGGTGGCGTTGATAAGGAAAATAGAATAATGAACAAACGCCCGTCCCGCCTAACGACAACTGTCAACACAAATCTGGAGAGGCTAGATGGTAACTAACCCGGCAAATAACATACAAGTTTTAACCTGTGCATTGCAATTGCGGGGCGGGCTGAAAGGAGACTGAGGTGAATACAAAACATTACCAGAGAGGGTATAACCGATTGTATAGAGGAGAAAAATTATCTCGAAAACAAAAAAGGGCCGTACTGGGAAAACGATTAAATCGTAGCACTTTAAAAAAGCGTATTGGGGCAATTAAACTTATCCCACAACCGTTTCCTCAATCAACTATTATTAAACCATATCCCTTTTGCCCCAAATGTGGATGCACAGTTGTTATAGGCTCGGGAAATAAGGCGCTTTACCCTGAAGCATGGTATGAGGATACATGTGCTAGATGCAACTTTCTTGTTGGGGTCGTAGATAATTCACCCTATTACCATGTCCTTGAATATGGAGGGGGGTGGCAATGAAAACCCGTCCGCTTCTGCGTGTATGCCGGGAGACGATTGAGATACCGGAGCCGATTGAAAACGGCACCTGCTCAACCGATTGCCCCTTGTATGAAATATGGGTTCAAAAAGGAGTAAGTGATGAGACACAAGCCAATATCGGCTTGCCTGTTCCCATAGAAAGGAGCTGGGGATGAGGTGCCGACCGCTAACTAACGAGGAATGTGAATTGATAAGCAAGACGTTCTACGGCAAGCATGAGAAACGAAACCGGGCGCTGTTCTGGCTGGGCCGCGCCACCGGATTCAGGATCACGGAGCTGTTGAGCTTGAGAGTAAAAGACGTTTTCCAGGGGAGCAAGGTAACGGATCGTGTGTCCGTTCAGCGCAAGAGCATGAAGAGCAAGAAAACATCTCGTACTGTCAAGTTGCATCCCAGGGCGCAAGAAGCCTTGAAAGCATACATTGACGAGATCGCGGATCGCGGTAGGCTGTTTGACGACGCGGTTCTGTTCAGCGGCAAGCCCACCTTGGATCAGCCTATGACGAGAGAACATGCTTACCGGGTTATAAACCGAGCGGCGAAAGAGAACGAGCTGGAAGGCACCATCGGCACTCACTCAATGCGGAAAACCTTCGCTAATTCGGTGTTTGAGGCTAGCGGAAGAAACCTATACCTTACACAGCAAGCGCTCGGGCATGCCAACGTTGAAACGACTACTCTGTATTTAGAGCTCGGGGAAGATCAGATTGACGAGATTGTCATCGAATGTGTGAGGGGAATCACGGAATACTAGAAGAAACGCTTTTATATCCCGGCCCCGGCTGTCCGTGGTATGAAGGAGAGAATGAATGTTAACCTCTAAACATGTTGAAACTGCAGAATTCAAATTAGCGAATGTATCATTTCTAATTGCCCGATTTTTCGAAAATGTAGAGGAACCATGTCAGTCAACATCCGAATAATACACTGGGATCTGGAGGTAAACCAAGACAGTAAATGCGCTTCGTGCTCCCGAGCGTCATCGGTGTGCGTCAATGACGGACTGCCCGAGGCGATTTGTCTCGACGGCCTCGGCTCTCAGGACAATTTCGGACGGATGATACCGGGGCCAGGATGTATTGACGCAAGTGCTAGGGACATTAATGTCACCAGCAAGGAGAATGAACCATGCCCGAAATAAAACCGTGTCCATTTTGTGGCGATGAGGGAGAACTTGTTTCGAGATTATTGAATGACAGGCGATATTGGGCGGCAGGATGTATCGATGAATATTGCCGAGGAAATCCTGTAGATACATACGTTGCATACTGGGAAACAAAGGAACTGGCAATAAAGGCATGGAATATAAGAAGTGGCAAATATTCCGATAATGTCATG